CAATTTTAGCCTGATCATTACCTCCTTTTAATTCAAATACAATATTTTGAAAGCCAGTACGGGCATATTCTAAACCTTCATTAGACTTTTGTTCAAGATTAAGTTGTTCCTGTTTTAGTCTATTGAGTTCTTTTTGATTTTCTACTTGTTCTCTGCTAGCCATTTATATAGGGTTTATCCCATATAAATATTGGCATAAAAAAGAGGTCCCGAAGGACCTCTTAAAATAAAAAAGTATGAAAGTTAATCGAGGGAATTCATTGGTTGTGTATCTAACCATCCCACATTTTTGCCTGCACCCAAGGAGAAAAACAAGGCATCCATTTGACCACCTCTTCTGTTCTTACTAAAGAACAAACATCTTCCTTGATCTACAAACTTTAAATGAGCCATACCAGTCATCATGTGTTTAAACCTGTTTGAACCGGCAAATTCACCCATTTTAGTTACCTGCTGAATTATTAAAAACGCAGTATTGACTTTTCCTATATTATTAGCTTTATTATGCTTTTCTAGGAGTTCTAATATTTTAGTTTCGGCTTTTTTATTAGTAAATCCTTTATGAAAATCTGCAACAGCACTTACTACCTCTGCCATGGAATCTATTAACACAGTATCCCATCCTTTGGCTAATATACTTTGAAGTACTACTAAAGGATCTTTATCAACATAATCACCCATAAACAGAATTGGTAAATCACCAAATTTAGGGTATCTTTTTACATAACCATGCATATCAATTTCATTCATCTCTCCAGAAATGAATAAAACATTTTGGCCTTTTTCATTAAGGTCGGCAATTATATCTAACATAACTGTAGATTTACCAACACCAGGATCACCAACTATAGCATAATTGGTACCCTTCATTAACCCACCTTCAGCAGAAAATAAAGGATCTACTTTACTACCTGTAGGCATTGGGGTAAATAGTTTATCATCGAATGATAAATCATTCATTTTAACCGCAACCGGTTTCCATGAATTTCTTATTTGTTTTGAATTTGAATTTGAATTTGACATAACCTTTTTTTACTTTTTTTATTTATGCCATAAATATACGAAAAGTCGCCCGGGTAGCCAAATTTTCTCGCAGAAATCTTACGTTTTCTTTGGAATACTGGCGTTATATATCTTTGATGGATCTATATTAGGTCGTGCAATTTCTTTGGAATTTTTAAGTGTATTACTCTGTTTATTATAAGCTTCTTGTTCTTTCTTATAATGTTCTTCTAATTTCTTAAAAGTAAAATTCCTTAACCATATTGGCATATTATAAACAGTATGGAAGTCATAACCTCCATTACCATGAAATACAACTTCATGAATTTGAGTAAATAGATTTTGCCTATATTCAGGCGTCAGGCCAAAAAAAGTTAAGATTGATGGGGATAATGATGTCCTCCTCGCCATCTTCCCCAGTATGTTTTAAATCAACATCAGGAGATACTCTTTTTATTTCATCTCTTAATGCTTTAGAATCTCTAGCTAATAATTGAAAATCTACAAATTCTCTAATTGTTTTTTTCTCACTGTCTCCATCAACTGATGTTATAGTATATTTTAACCTAGTTGATACTTCTGGATTTGAATTTGGTCTGATTTTATTTTGACCTATTATTTCTTTTTCAATAGATTTTTCATCACCATGAGTTAAAAGTTTAAATGTTATAGATTTTTTAGTATGAGGTAGTTCAAAACTAAATTCATTTACTCCAACTTCAATTAAATCTTTTTTTGATAAATTTTTATCTTTTAAAGTAGTTAAATCAATTTTAAATTCTTTAATTGCTCCTTCTGCTCTACTATATCCTTTAAAACTATAATCTTTACCATATCCCAGTACACGAGATGCAATTAATAATGCATTTTTATCTCCTACTACAATATCATTATAATTAACTTTAGATACAATTAAAGATTCAATTAGTTTATCTAAAACTATACCTAATTTTGAGAAGGCTGCAGACGGAGTATCTGCTGCATTCCAAAAAGCTGTTGCAGTTAAAGTACCTGATAAAGATGTGATTAAAGAAACAGCTGCAACCTTTGTAGAAAATACTAAGCTTACTGCTGCAAAGACTACTGCATCAAGT